CGTCTTATCTTCCAGTATGCTTCATTCAACAACTCAAGAAGTTTACACTTCTTCCTAGCAGTTTTCCCTGTTGTATGCGTATGGTTAACATCCATGGGTATTTGTACAATGGCATTCAACTTGAATGGTTTCAACTTTAACCAATCAGTTGTTGATGCTAACGGAAAGATCGTCCCAACATGGGGTGATGTTCTAAACAGAGCAAACCTAGGTATGGAAGTAATGCATGAAAGAAATGCACACAACTTCCCACTTGACCTTGCATCTGCAAGCACAACTGAGGTTGCATTAACTGCACCTTCAATCGGTTAATTCGATACCTGAGGAGCACAAGGTTAAATGACTCATTTAAAATCGAAGATCTTGGGGATATCTCCTGAGTATCATGGCATTTTAGAATTCGCTTTCTTTCTTGCAGTTGGTATTACAGCAGGTTCTCTGGGACTAATCTAAATAGAGGGGGTCGTCCCCCTCTTTTTTTATGGCATTCTATTATCCAGAAGGTAGTTTCGGTCCTATATGTGACCTACCTGCTACCTCACAACAATTAGCATATAGTTCTCGTACTGCCCTTGACGATACTGTAACAGGGGTAGATGATGGTAGAGAATTTGTGTATGGTAATCCTACAGATTGGTATACTGGTATCGAAGCAGTTATCGGTAGTGGAAATTGGTATCTAGAAACTCAATGTAAGAAAAGAACTTTGGCAGATGGAACTATAGAGTATTATGATTGTAAGAATATATTTTCATCAGACATTACGTTTCCTCTACCAGAAAAGTATGATACAGCAGTAAGAACTTTAGGATTGAGTGAGAACTTCTTTGTACCTAAGATGAATCCTGAGGCATGTTCTCCATACGAACCTGATATTAATATCAAACCGAGAAAAGTATTTGCACCAAATGGAACTGTAATTACCAAGACAGCAGTAGAGGGTTCTTCACCAGTAACATTTCCTGTAACTTCTGAGAATGAAAGTATACTGAACAATGCTACAATCACAGCGTCCTTTGATTCTACAAGTTCTAACTTAGTAGTCGGTGGAACAGGAGAGGGTATAGTTCAATTAAAATTAGAGTGGGATGATAATCCAAGTATCAATGGCACTGCAGTAAGTAATATTCAAATAGGATCTACTACATGGACACAGACAGGAACGACTGGTAGTGAAAGTCATTCAATACAACTAGCAGTTGGCACTTATCCAATTACATACACAGGATTAAATTCTGCTAATGGTGTTATAGTTCAGAATAGTAATACAGAATTATGTTTACAAGATGGTTTGAGCAATAGTTATATGGCATATGTCAATAATGTGAAACTTGCTCGTACAGATGGAACTATAGAAAATACTACACTAGGATATCCTGATGCTTCAAATTCCATATACTACTTCTTTCCTATCAGTAGAGCAATCGCTGAAGAGTATACCAGTGGTAGATTTGGACGCTCAGGTAGTTACCCAAATAGAGGCAGACCACCTGATCTTGGAGGACTAACTGGATATGTTGATTATTATATTACACTTGGTGGATCAACCTCTGATAATCCTGTTAACCCAACTATTTTTAACACAGTTAAAGCTCTCATTGAATCTAACTATACAGTTATTCCTTTTGCTGAAGGAAATCTTGCAGACGTAGCAAGTGTTACATATCCTACACCTGATTGTAATGCTAAGTTTACAGTTACTGATGTTCTACCAACAACTCCTGCAACAAACATAGGAGCTCAGTGGAGTGAAGAGGCAAACAAATATGGAGTATGGACTAATCCTGCAACTTGCACCCTTCCATTTATTGAACAAACAGTAACTTATAAAATACCTATTGCTGAAGCAGATACCTATGGATTTACATTTGGATGTGATGATAATGCTACCCTAACCATAGGAACTTCTTCATCACCTCTTATTACTGCTACAGGTGGAATGTTTGAAGGTGGTTCTAACAGCACACCATACAGTGCTACAGCATCCATATCTGCAGGAACATTGACTCTTACTGTAAGTTGTACGAACTCTGCTGCTGGCTTTGTTGATGGTGATGGTCTTCCTACAGGTAATGCATATAGTTGGTTATATAATCCTGGTGGTTGGTATATAAAAATGTGTAAGGGTGGTGCTTGCACAGGTGCTACAAATATTTCTTGGGTAACTTCAGGTCCTCATCCTCTATGGTCTTCCTTTATGAATACCTATGCAGTATTCGCTAGTAATCAAAATCCTTTATTAGATGCTGCTCAATCAGCAACTTACATTATAAATATTCCTACAACAGGTAATTATGATTTTGAATGTCAGGCAGATAATTCTGGGACATTCACACTTGATGGCACGCAGATAGCAACATCAACTTCATTTACTTCTAGCACAACTACCACTCTCTCTAATCTGAGTGCGGGTGGACATACCCTTGTTGTTTCAGTAACTAACGTAACTGACACTAACCCTTCTTCTGGTAATACATGGACAGATAATCCTGGTGGTGCAGCATGGACAATAAGTCAATCTGGTGTTATAATTGCTTCATCATTAGACCTTAGTGTTCAGAGTGATGGAAATTTATTCTGGGATACTAGAAGGGCAACTGGATACACTTATACTACAACCTAATGGACTTACCAAGAATCAAAAATGAAAATCTACCTAAGGAACTCAGAGAAGTTTTAGGAGATGGAGACGCATACTTTGATCCTATAGTAGATCCTTCAGATGTTATAAACCTAGAGTTAGATCCCGACTCCTACTATGAGGGACAGCATAAAGTACATGAAATGTTGATTGAATCTAGAAAAAAATTAAACGAATACAAACTAAAGGAACGTCATGAATCCAAAAGAAACAATCAAAGCAGCAAAACAAATCATCAGGGAACGCAAGATTAACAAAAAAATGTGGACTAAAGAAGATGTCCTCTTTGCCAAATTAATCAAGAGAAGGGCAAAGCAAAAATTGGCAGAAGAAAACACTTGACAGATCCCAAAGAAAGTGTTAGTATAAATACTCGAAGCGAAGGACGCTTCGCGAACAAAGATTTCCGAATGGCTCAATTACTCCCGCTAGGTCTCTACAGTTCAACCTAACGAGAACACGTCGAGTTCTCTCACATCTGCTGGTATAAACTCAGCAAGTAAATAAGAAAAACAAATGATTAAATCAACAATCGCTGCAGTCGCTGCAGCTCCTCTTCTAGTATCTGGTGCAGCTTTTGCTGGTCCATATGTTAACTTAGAAGCAACTGGATCATATCCTGATGGAACATACACATCTGGTGGATTAGAAGCAGTTGTAGGATACGAAGGAGAAACACCTGGTGGTATCGGTTGGTACGTATCTGGTGGTCCTACTGTAACTCACACAGAATCAACTGATGAGTTCGGTGACGTTGAATTAGTAGGATACCTTGGTGGATCTTACGATAAGTTCTACGGAGAAATCTCTGGAGTAACTGCAGATGAGGACATTGACTGGTCTGCTAAAGCAGGTGTCAAGTTCACTTTCTAAATTCATCTATATAAGATGATACGAGGGACTCTATGAGTCCCTTTTTTATTCCTATTATCAATTATGAACTTCGCAGTTTACACTAGAACAGGGTGTCCTTATTGCACAAAAATCAAACAAGTCCTTGAAGGAAAAAAATATAATTACAGAGAATACAAATTGGGGGTTGACTTTGAACGAGATGCGTTCTATACTCAATTTGGAGAGGGAGCAACATTCCCTCAGGTGGTTTTGAATGACAGCAACTTAGGTGGTTGTACTGAAACCGTGAAATACCTCCGTGAAAATAACTTGATCTAATGGAAGAATTCTACGAACTTGTTGAATCTGCAGTTGACCATGCCTTTGTAAAAGACATCTATCTTTTCAAGGCATATCAATATCTAATTCATAGCAAGATCAAACGTGTAGAAATTCAAGAATTTATTGATAGTAACACCGCTAAAACATTAGCGTTGACCATTTCTGACCTTGATGCATACATCAAAGGTGGATCTGACTCTTATCATCAACAACTTCGTGAAGCATATGGGTATCTTGGTAAACCTAAAGCAAGGAAAATTTCCAAGTACTTGTCACAGATTTTGATAGATGCTCGGCAATACGAATGGTATAAGAGACCAGGTCGCAGAAAAAAGCACTAAATAAAAGTAATCAAGGGAGGACACCATGCTAATTGCACTAGCAGTCTTAGTTACTATCGGAGCATTTCTACTCGGTATAACTATTTCTTGGTTGGCAAAGGGATACGTTGAAGATTTCGTCGAAAACGCTGCCTATGCTAAATCAGTTACTCATCCAGAAATGCTTGACGAGGATGGTAACATATTACATGATGAACTAATCTATGTTCGACCAACATCCCCATGGGATATTACCGAGGAGGATGAAGAAGAAGATTAAAGGAACTATTAATTATGCCTACAAAATCATTGACTAATAGTAACCCTAGGTTACTGATTAGTGAGATCTTAAGGAAGGTCTCAAATGCAAAGACGAAAAAAGAGAAAGTAGATCTGCTCAAGAAGCATAACTCCACTGCTCTTCGTCAACTCATGATCATTAACTTTGATGAGAGTATCATTTCTGAACTCCCCGAAGGTGATGTGCCTTATACACCTAACGATGCACCAGTTGGTACTGATCACACACGATTAGAATCAGAATATAAAGGACTCTATAGGTTCTTTAAAGGTGGTGACCCTAGAATTAAATCTCTCAAAAGAGAAACTCTGTTCGTTCAATTACTTGAAGGATTGTCTGCTGAAGAGGCAGAACTTTTAGTTCTTTGTAAGGATGGTAGACTCAATGAGAAGTATAAGAGAATTACTAAAGCAGTAATTTCAGAAGCATTTCCACAGATTGAGTGGGGAGGTCGCAGTTGATGGGCATCAAAGTCCTAAAAGCAAATTGCGATC